CCATTCAGCTTTTACTTTAACACCTAACAATCCAGCCCTTTCATATTCCGATATTGTAGCCATATGATGAGCGCGGATTATTTCTGTCCTGGCCAATATTTCTGCCCTTCTCCTTCCGGGTATCCATCTGCCCAATGAGTCAAATATCCCAAAATCCTCCCCCATTCCGGTAATGATCTTGTCCAAAATAGAGGCCAATTCCATAGGCCCGCGACCTTCAGCCATCCCCTGAGCCAGTGCCCTGGAAATCATTGTATCCATAGCAGTGGTAATGCCCTGTAAATCAGTAAATGTCCTAATATATAACAACCCAACCCTTTCAACATTAAAGGGTTGATTAAATACAACTGTTAATGAATCTTCACCGGGCATATCCCCAAAATTAGGAATGTCAATACCGGCATTCCTTAATTCCTGTCTGCCCCTCTGTAATCCTCGCTGATAGGCCGCTTGGATATAAATATCGGTCCAATTTGCTTCTGTCACTCTTCCTGTAGGAGAAATAATCTTAATTCCCCTTGTACCGCCTGAAAGAATGTATTCCTGATATTGATCCTGCAACCAGCGCATAAACTCCGATATTTTATCAGAGGATAATGCATAATCAAATTGAGCAGGACCAGCCTCAATATTTGTCCTAATCCTAGCCGGAGTATTCAGGCCAAAACAATCATTATCAACAATCGAAATTCTGATTACTTTAGCAAGTTGATTGAATCTCCTTCTCATTTCTTTAACAAACCGATTTCTTAATGTTAAAGTACGAGTTGGATCAACCTGATTTATTCTTATGCCATTTAAGGGGGCTGTACAGCAGCTACATTCCATTTTCTTATTCCCCTGTACCTTCCCCTTCATTTTCTCCAGAAGTCGCAGGGACGGCTGATTTACCACCTTCCTGGCCTATAAGATCGTCATCCCCTTCACCATCATCCTGAATAAGCGTTTCATTCTGCTTTTCCCTTGCATCCATAATCCTTTTTACTTTCTCAGAATCCAAATCAAGAATCTCTTCAAGGAAAGAATCGAATGGAATCAACAATTCAGTATCAGGAGCAGTTGCATAATTCTTTATTGAATCAGATCGTACTTTACCAACATCAGCCTTATCCTTGTCAGAAGGGGCAGACAAATCAGCCCACTCAATTTCATATCCATCACTTCCAGGAGCCGCAATTACTTTATTTTCAACAAGTTTATTGATAACCGGTTCAAGGATAAATGGATTAATAAAATAGATTCTCCTATTTTCCAATTTATCATTCCAATGCCCTTCATCCTGGGAAGAGGCTAATTCTCCCCGCTCTGAGCCTTCCAGAATCCTTTTAGGGATACCAGTTGCAATTGAAATCATCAATAATTGTACATCAACATGTTTAGAAGGGTCAGCTACTTCGGGAGATAAATTGTTAACCTTGATCCCCTGTAATTTCATATACCGCTTAAAATCATGAACATACAAATCAATTTCATCTTCCAATTCGGATGCAGTTGCGGTTAAATCCGCATCGGCTTCAGCCTCAAAGGCAAATCCGGGAAATGCCCCTTGCCAGAACATTTCTGCCGAACCACCAACAATCAATTCAAGATTTAACAGACGATTGTAAATCCTTTCCAATATGGGAAGGGCAAATATATTTGATTCAAGCAGTCCCTCTGTTACATGCAAAAGCCTTGAATGATGAACCAATAAATCATTCGTAATCTTCGCATTACTTCCCGGCTCAGTATATGAAAGTTGATATACTTCCGGCTTCCCATATCGCTCTGAGCCTGGGTTTCTATCCCAACTTTTTATTGTAGCATTACCCTCTGAATAAGGCTGAAGATAAAGCAATTCAACCTTCCCGGTTACAGGTTTAGCCATATCCTCTTTTGTTTTAACGTCGGAAAATCCAAACAACAAAACCCCATATTGACCAATCCTGGTCAATTTCTCCAAACGAATCAATGTTGAATAAATATGATGTTTCTTTTCAAGCTCACTCCATTCCTTTTCAAAGGCAGTTTCATTATCAACTGATTCAATCACTTCCGGCATGGACTGCCAAGCACCTTCCACAGGAGCGTCTATAATTCTGGCCGCTATATCTCCCCGGCGATACTTACCGTAATAATCTTCAAATACTATTTCATTTAATTGAGGATAACCAAGAGCCTCATACAAATCCCTTTTACCATGAAAGGACTGGCCCAATTTGTGAGCCAAAGAAGCCCTGGAAGTAAGCAATGAAGAAGACAAAACACGATGAATAGAGGCACGAAGCATTTTTCTTGCTTCATCTTTTACATTTACAACTTGTTTTGGCTTTGTTCTATTCATCTATTCAACCTTTTTAAATCAGCGGGACAATTTATATCAGGACCGCAATCATTATTAACAACTACACATTGAACATTTATACCATTCTCCAGCCATCTTAATTGTTCCAACCTTTCATATTGCTCAAGTTTGGTTGGTTTCAATTTAGATACCTTTTGCAATACCTCATTTCTATATGCATAAATCCCAATATGCTTATGCCAAATTGGGAACTGATCAACCGGATAAGGAGTTGAATCAGGAATTGGTCTACGAGAAAAATACAATGCCTTATTATTCAAATCAAAAACAGACTTTACCGTATTTGAATCAAGAAAATCTCTCTGCTGTCCTACTCCTTGAGCAATCACCGGAGTTGCTATATCAATATTTGGATTATCAAACAGGCATTGAATAAGCTGTTCGCAAACTCTTGGATCAACAAAAGGAAGGTCACCTTGAATATTTAAAACAATCCTATCGGAAGGCATTCCGTTTGTTATTTCTGCAACTCTATCTGTTCCCGATTGATGATCCTGAGAAGTGAATATTGCAACCCCGCCAGCATCCGTAACTGTTTTAACAATTAAATCACTATCAGTTGCAACAATTACCCCATCAACCCTTTTTATCTCCCTGGCCCGCTTATAAACATGAAGAACCATTGGCCAACCAGCAATCAAGGCAAGAGGTTTACCGGGGAACCTTGTTGACGCAAATCTTGCTGGAATTACCGCTATTGCATTCATCTTTGAGCAATGCTCACTTTAGGTTTTGATCCCCAAACACCAGCCATTTTAACATTGGTCAATTCATCAAATGCATCTGAGGCGGCATCAATCTGGTCCTTTGTCCCATCAGGAAAGTTTTCAGCTTCCAAAAGAAAAGATTCGTTCCAACTACCCCTTAACAATTTAACATTACCTGCTTGTGCTTGTGCTGATAATGGAGTTGCTCTTGTCTCCTTACTCCCGGAAACAGGATATGAAACAATATTATATCCAGCCATTTCAGAAATAAAATGTTTGGCCTGAGATTTCCCGGCCTGTCCTGGATCTTGCGGAATCCGTACTTTCGTTTTTGTCCCGTCCTGTGAAGCTGTATTCTTTATTGTTGAAAGGACTTTGCTTGAATCAATTTGGCTACGCTCAATATCCTCAATAAAATAAATACCGCCAACTTTAACCATTTTAACCCCAACAGTCCAAGCTGGCCCATCTGCCTTTTCCCGGATTTTCTTTTCTACTGGATCGGCCTTTGTCCCGGCTAAGTCCCAAGCTCTTACTCTTTTACCACCTGCCGGAATAGCTGAAACAATTTCAAAATCAGAGCGCCGAAAAAACATACCGGCAGAGGGGCGAATATTCCAATTTCCTTCAAGGAGTTGTGCCCGCTCTACCCTTGGGAGGGCGTGAAGTTTAGATAAATATGCGGGGTCTTTCTCCAACAAAATCCGATTATCAAATACAGAAGAACGGATAAACGTAAAACTTGAAGGAATCAACATTGGGTATTTATCGACCAGTTCTTGCCTTGTCGATGCCCAAACAACCTGATCTCCATCAAGAACAAACCAACGAATTACCCCAGAGCGAGATTTAATTACAAATCCATCCTCTCCTATATACCAATCAATAAATTGTCGTACCCAACTATCAGGATCAGGATTACAAGTTCCAAGAATTTTCCCAGATACCCCAGAAGCAGAACGGTTTCTAGAGTACATATAAGAAAACTGTTTCCAGGTAAAATGAGTTATTTCATCAAATCCAATAAGCGGAATCTGTGATCCTTGCCAATCGAACCTATCCTTTTCATGTTGCATATGAGCAAATGCAACTCTCATTCCTGTTAAAAAGGTAAACTTTAATTTATTCTCGTTTGATTTTGCGCCAAGTGGGGTATAAAGCCCGGTTGCTTCATCCCACAATGCGCCTTCTTCCTGGATTTGCTTTGTTGTTCTCCTGAATATT